AACTTAAGTCGTGCGTCCAGATCTTCTGGGGTAAGTTTTTGCTTCATGGTGCTACCGTTTCCTCCGTGGGTACGAGTTCTACGATTGAGTCTTGGACTTCGAACGGATCGAATCCAACTAAGTCTTTTGTGCATGTTCCGTCTACCTTACAAATTGGTGGATTACATTCTTCAGATTCCCAGTTAGCAGGGTCTTGGCATGGGTAACGATAGCCACCGTCGTAGCCACACCCAGCCAATAGCAAAGCACCAATGATTACTAGACGCTTCACGCAACTGGTTCTTTCTTTGACTTTTTGTCAACCTTGTTAAACACGTCGTTGATCTCAGACATAGACAGTTTGCCGTCATCCAAGAATGCACGGGACAGCCCCTCAACGACGGTAGCAACACCAGCAATGCCAGCCATAAAGACTGCTTTCCAAACAGGGACACCTGCGATGGTGCCAGCGCCAATAACGCCAAGACCACTAGCGGCAAAGGTTGCCAGAATACGAAGGAGGATGTTTTGCAGTTGTTTCATTTCTTACCCTTGTCCATATGCCAGTCGATGTGCGAAGAAAGTCGATCACTCACCTTGTCAATCCCGTCCTTTACCTTCTTCAGTTCCGTCATCACGACGGCGTGATCGTTTCGGTTCTCTGAACGAAAAGAGCGGAGTTCCCGAATAAGAAAACCGACTCCAGTTCCTAGGACGGGTATGGCAGCCGCAATGATAATCGCCCATGCGTCGTTCATAAACCACTAACCCCTGCGCTTCTTAGGAGTGTTAATGGGTTCGCCAACTGCAGGGTGCTCACGGAGGAAACGTGCTTTAGCACGTTGTTCTGAGGCAGAAAGGTTCGGGTCAAGACCAAACCCAGGGCTTTTTTCTCGCAATATCCCAGCAACACCCTTTGGTTCCCTTAGTGCAGTAATGTCATGCTTATCAAAGTCATCTGTTGGAAGAATGAGACTTCCTCCTGGACCAAACTTCATTTCAATACGTGATGGAACTGGTTTTGGATTCTGCGATGTTCCAAGATTAATTACTGGCAAAGCAATATCTTCACCTGCTGAATGAAGTTGTTCGGCACGACCTTTAGTCAACTGCTCATTCCAACTAGCAACACGGACAACATTTGATTGGCGAGACCTAGGTGTTGCTCCAGGAAGAATATCTTTTGCGTAACGCTTACCGTACTCACTACCGATAGCCATGGGCAAACCAGCAGTAGGTCCGTATTCTTTGCCACGGATTTCTTGGTAACGACCTTTTGGCCCACCAAAGATAAGATCACCAGCCTCCATGTTGTCAATATGGAGTTCGCTTGTTCCATCAAGTCGCAGAGATGGGATGTTTCCTCTCCTAATCGCTCCCTCAAATTGTGTGTGTGCCTCATCCCTAATAATTGCCAAACCCTCAGCAGGATAGTCCGTCAGAAACTGGGTGCGAGCAATTTGAGTAGGAATTGTTTGACTAAGTCGACCACTTGGAAATAAACAACCAGCAGAACACCCAGCGGTTTTATCTTTACAAGCATCTGCACACCCATGTTTACCAGCAGGCATAAGGTACATGCCAGTTGCTTCAACACGACTAAGAACTGGATCGTTGATCTTCTTGTTCTTTTCAAACTTGACGCTGGTAGAAAGCATCTTAGGGTTTGGGCTTCCAAAGTCCCCAGGCTTGTATGGGTTTTCAGTCTTTGAAGAGATTTCAGCAAACTTTGCACGTGCTGACGGGAGATGAACTCCCTCAATGTCACGAGCAGTCACTCCCTTGAGGATGTCTTCAAGAAACTCTCTTGCCATGTTCTACCTCAGTTACCGTAGTCGTATTGATCTTTGCGACCCTTAGAGACATGTATTGCACGCCTGCGAAGGTCAGTTTCTTTTACAAGTCGTCCCTCTTCTTCAGGCTGGGCAGCATCCTTAATCTTGCGATCAAGCATTGGTCGTTGCTTTCCAAATGCTTCGTCAACTGGGTCTCCAGTTGGTTGGGCAAGTTGCCCAGAGAACTGGTCTTCAGCAACAACGCCACTTCCTGCCAAGTTCTTCTGAACGGAATACCCAGTGGGCTGATACACAGCAACACCAAGATCCTGTTTCAGGTAGGTGTTGAGAACAAACGGCTTCCTGCGCTCACGAACCTTTGGTGGTGGCGCTACTTGAAACGACGAGTAGAAAGAGCCAGCACGACTTGCGTACAGACCAGGGCTGTAGGCGTTACCAAGACTGTACCGCTGCACAATGCTTGCGGCAAGATCTTCGGTTGTAGTTGGGGCAGCCCAAGTAGAAGACGGGGCACTATCTACTTTTTCGTCTGCGCCAGCGTCACCGTTAGGGGCGCCATCGCCAGATTCCATTGTTAGTCGCTGACAACCGTAACGTTCGGACGGTTCATGTGACCACCGCTGTTGTAGGAGTATTCCCACTGCGGCATTCCGTCACCAGCCATTGCGCCCTCAACGAACTCGCTGAGAACCGACGGTGCCTCAACCCACGAGGCCGAACCGACGTGTGCACGCTCACGCATGGTGTCTGCGGCATGCTTGTAGAACATCTCAGGGTTCGTGTGGTTCATACGCATCGGGGACGGTGCGGTGTCCATGTATGCGCCAACCGAGAAGTCGTTCGGGACATCCGTGTCGGTAGCAACGCCTTCCTCAAAACGGAGGGGACCCTTGTTGCCAGGGATGCTCGGGGCCATCGTGCGCTCAAAGACGGGCGAGCCCTTCTCTGGGAACATCGGTGCTGGTGATACTGTCATGTATTGCTCCTTGAAGTAAGGGGTATTCACTAAGAATACCACTAATTAAAAAACGGATTCTCCTGAACCTGTATGGTCGGCATGGCTTCGTGGACCGTCATAGCGCATGCAATTGCCAGTGAGTCTGGGTAGTCATCAAAGGCACCCTTCTCGTTTGGAGCCTCAGCCAACATGTATGGACCACGGTAGACCTTCTCAAGGTCATTCATCTGCTGGTTAAAGCGCTTCCATGATCGGGTACGTCGTGCCTTAGAGTGACCAGGAATGACCAACTGCTCACGCTGAATCAACTCTGTCAGGTGGACCCAACGCTCGTTTTGGTTCTTAGAGTCTGACGACATTGCGATGACCTCAATGTGGGGCATCAGAATCTTGAGACGCTCAGCCACGGCACCACCAACACCTTGGGAGTCAACCCCAGCACGGAGTACGTCGTAGTTCCGTAAGAAATCAATTATCTGGAAATACTGAGATTCCCATTCCTCATTGTTAATTTCCAACCAGTTGAGAATACGGTGCTCATAGAAGCCAAACGGATCTGGATGATCCCAGTCAACCCACACAACGGTGACCACGGTGGAGTCGTTGGCACGGGCAACGTCAATACCCACAACCACAGGGGTACGCCACCACTGCTTGACCAATGGCATCGACGGGTCATAGAGGCGCTCAAGGCGCTCCTCAGTAACGAACATACCCTTCTCAAGCATCCATCTGTTGCAATACGACATCTGGAATTCGTCAGAATCCTCACCGATGCGCAACTTCTCTTTGGCGATGAACTTGGCGTAGTTGTTGTTGTACTTGGAGGCAACCCTGTGGTCGTACTCAAAGTGGCAGTCCCTAATGTGTTTCCTGCTCTGGTTGACCCTGCGCTTGTTGTACTGAATCATCTTGTAGAAGTACGACTTATTACGAGAAGCGGTGCCAGTCAGCATGATGCTTCCGTTGTTGAACGCAAGCATTGGCTTAATCGACTTGGTGATCATGAACTCGTCGGCTTCTTGAGCCTCGTCAATCAACACAAAATGGTAAGTCTTAGACTCAATCTTTGCTTTAGGGTTACAGGTCTGCATACGGCAAAGTGACCCAGAGCGCTTCATCGTGATGATCTTTCCCTTACCACGGGTACCACCAGAGACTGGCTTGTCGTCCAACTCTGGATCAGTGAGGAAATCCATAGCATGGTCGTTCGTCAACTTGGTGACGATACGGCTGAACACCGTGTCTGCTTGGTCTTCGGTTGGAGCAAAGATTCCACACCAGAAGCCCTTCTCAAACTTAGACAGCCACGTTGGATAGATCTTGGACAACTTGGGCAGGATGACCATCATGGATGCAAGGACGTTTGACAGCACCTCTGACTTACCGCTCTGGCGTGTGGCTACAAGCGTGAGTTCTTCACCGTCACCCAGGACGATAGATTCAATAACACGGTACGCAATTGGAATTTGGTATGGGAACAACTGGACATTGCAGAACTGTTCCGTAAACAGAACCAACTTCGTAACTAACTGATCGACAAATTCAGCCGAGGTCTCATCAAGTTCCTCAACTAGATCTTCAGGTAGTAACTCGTTTTCTTCATCCAATAGGGCATCAGCCATACCCTATAGGCTACACCACCCTAGAAAAGGGATAGTTGGTCAGGGTTGGGACGCTTGGGTTCGTAGACGGCCTTCATCTCATCTAGTTCGTCCAAATGCTTTTCCACCTGGTCAAGAAACTCCAGCATGTCTTCAGCGTTGACAATGAGTCTGTACGCTTCCCTACGCATGATGCCGTCATGTGTGAATGAATTTGTCCGTGAGGCAAGGTCACGAATACGCATAATCGCCTTGTCCATCTGCAGTTCTTCCTTAGATCTCATGCTGTTTTCCGTTTCTCTAGTTCTGTCCAAATGACCTGTAATGCATCTACGCAGTCACGAACCTCACTCATCGGTGCGTCCTTGTATCGCCAAGCATCAAAAGAGGCACCCAAAGACATGATGGTGTTGTCCATCCAGGTATTGAGCGATGCCGTGTCAAGACGGGATGCCCTCTGTGCTGCACGACCAGGGCTTGCGTCGTTTAGATCCTTGAGTTCTTTCTTAAAGAAACTTAGCGCCATGTGGATATCTCCGATACTTTTGTATTCATGATTCGACCGTCCATTGCCTTGAGGTAACCCTCAAACTCAGACGACATTTCCTGTTTCTTGCACAAACCGAACTGTAGTACAAACTTGCCGATTCTGATTTGGGGGCCCTTACCTCTGCGCCAGTACCCACCCAGTTCGTGCATCCACCCAATGGATAAGTAGGGAATACCTTGTTTGCCGTTGTCACGGACAATCCAATAGAACTTCCACACGCCGTGGACTACATTCAATTTCATCAGGGGGATTCTAGTATGAGTTCCAGTCCAGCGGAAGTTGCCCTTGAGCAGACTGCTGTGTTCCTTTAAACTCTTTTTCAGGAGAATCAGTGATTGGGCTGGCGTTGCCAAATGCTCCGTACTGCACCTTCAATCCATACTCAGTTGGTGCTTGCTTACCAAAGTGGCTGTCCCCAGATACAGGCATGTAGCCGTACTGTTCTAGACCATTGAGGGCTCGGTTGATACTTTTACCCTTGGATAGTGCCGTGTAGAAGCGCTTGGCTGCGTATACGGGGACATCGGTGTAGACATACTCGTTACCGTTGGAACGGTTACGGGTTCCACGGAAACTCACATACATGTTTCCAGTGCTAGTTTGTCGATCAAAGAAGTATTGGCAATAGGTGATGCGGGTGCTGTCCTGACCGTTGGTGTTCTCGCCAAGCATCTCTGGACGAGCGTTATCATACCCACCTGTCGCTGCTGACCAAGGCTCAAAGGCTTCCTCTTCGTTAAAGAGGGCTTGCTTGGTCTCATCATCAGCAAGGCTGAATTGGCGCAGGGAATCCTGCACTCGTGCTCTACCTGCTGAACCTAGTCCTCTTGGGCGTGCCATGCACCCAGTATAGATTAGTCCTTGTTTCTCATGATAAAGGACAACTGCCAGTAGTATTTGCCAACCACAGGCCAAGTAATTCCTGTCATGTTGTCAAACCACGAGGTTCCCCGTGAGTCGTTTGGAATCAAGTCAAAGATGTTCTTGACATCTTTAAAACCGACCATATTGAGAATCTTCTCTACCCGTGCCTCATGGCAGTTCCAATGGTGGTGAGCGCCATCCCACCACTCAAGTCCAGGGACATGGGTGTCAGGGACATCAAGGTGTTCCATAACCGACTCGACGAGCCACCACGGCTCAAGCCCTTCTTTCCAACGCTTGATCGTCTTGTGCACGTCAGGACCAACAACCAAGATTGGTGCATTGGGTTTGGCAATGCGAGACATGTCCTCAAGGAACGGTTGCACCTCAAGCCACGGAATGTGCTCAAGGACGTGGCCCATGTAGATGGCGTCAAACGTATTGTCATCAAATGGGTACGGCTTACCAGGCTCTACACGGACATCTGGTCGTGTCGTATCAGTTTCCCAAGTGTCGGCGTTAACCCACCCCTGTGCATAGTGGGTTCCACACCCGACATTGAGTAGTTTCACGAAACGTTGCCTCCGTCAATTGGAAAGTACCAACCGCCAGCATGACGCTGTGCCGCTGGCATGTCTTGTCTATGGTTGATACCTGAGTAGTGTGCGATTAGAACCTTGCGTTGCATTCCTGGAACATTGGGTTCAGAGCCACGGTGCAGGAGTCGCCCGTGCCAGAACAAAACATCACCACGCTCTGGAAGATATGTGATGACCTCTGCGTTGCGCTTTTCAATCTCTTCTTCAAAGAGCGGAGTCAGCAAACGCTCGCTGTACTTAGGCCAGCGGTGGTCACGCTCTTCCTCGCTCAACGCCGCAAGAATCTTCTCACGGGTGACAACGGGCCAGCGATGTGATCCACGAACAAACTGGAACGGACCAGAGTCTGGATGAATGGTCTCAAGAGCAATCCATACCGCTGCGTAGTAGTCACCAACATTTGGTGGGTTCAGGTAGGTGTCTTGGTGCCAGTTGCGACGAGTGCTTACCCACCCAGTCAAGTTGAGATGTACCCCAGCAGGCTCACCAATCAAACGCTCGATGGTGTCATTGATGTTGTGATGGGTAAGGATATTCATCACCTCTGGGTGACGGCGGTACGGAGTGCAATCAGGCCAACCACCAGGTCGCTCTGAGTTGTGCTCAATCCAACACTGCTCGTACGCAACCATCATGTCTTCGGGAAGGAATCCCTTCTTGATGACAAATCCATCTTCGTTCCAATCCGCAGGACCTGGGGTAGGTGCTGGGACGCTGAGGTCTGCATAGGTAATCACAGTTCCAAAATCCTAGTCATAACTTCGTTCCAATCTTTTCCACGCTGTTCCATGGAAAACATGTCTCTTACAACCTCATAGTTTACCAATGCGTCGTCTTTGCGCATGGTGGGGTCAAGCAGTTCGTTCAGGTGGTACTCCCACTCTGCTGGGGTATTGGCAATACGCCCTACCCCCATGTCTGCCAGATACTGGTATTCAGGAAGACCTGTGGCAATGAACGGGACGCCAGCGGCTGCGTACTCAAGACCTTTGATGAACGACTTTGCGTGGTTGAACGGCACGTTGTTTAGCGGAACGATACCGACGTCAATGGGCGGGAACAGTTTGGGGTAGTCAAGAATGGGGGCCATTGGCATGATTGTTGAGTCAATATGTTTGACTCCAGCCTGATCGGACGCAAGTGGTGCATCTTTAGTGTGCCCAGAATGGTGAAACTTCAACTTGTTCTTGCTGATGTATTTACCAAAGTGTGGCTTGAGAATCTCAAGGTCTGACGAACGCCACGGAGTCGCACCAACCCAACCAATAACTGGGGTGCGCTTAGCCATGTCTTTACGTCGCTTCCAGCGATTGATGTCTACCCCATTGCGAACAAGAAACACGTTGTTACGGTGCTGTGAGTAGTAGTCGTACAGAAACGGTGTGGATGTGATTACAGCGTCTGCCTCGTAGATCATCTTGAGGTAGTGGTCACGGTTGTTGTCTGGATTCAGTTTGGGATCGGTAGCAGCGTACGCTCTGTTAGTTGGCTCGAGTCCCTCGAAGAAGTCATCAATGTCCACGACGATCTTTTGACCCATTGCTTGGGCAATCTTTACCTTCTCAGCAATCTCTTTTCGCATGACCAACTTGAACACGAGAATGTTCCAGCCGTGTACTGCTTTGTCCTTTGCGACAATGAGACCGTATCCGTGGTCGTCGTTGTATCGGGGGAAACCCATTCCTACTCGCCATCCGAACTTCTCTAGTTCTTTCATTGGCAAGTAGCATCTGTACCAAGCACACCCATTCGGTTGAAGTGGTTTTGTTCCAGGTGACCAGTCGTATGTCAAAAAACTAACCGTTTTGTCTGCCATGTTGTCTTTCTACTCTTCGTCTGCGTCATCTCCCTTTCCGATGACAGCGACCAAGTGTACAGCAAGGCCAGCCAAAGTAATCCATACACCCCACTTGAGAGTTGACCCAGACAGGGTAATCAAAACCATGCCTGTCCCAGCCAAGGTCCACGTCAGACCATGCATCTCTTCCCAAAACTTCCTCACAGCGCTCCTTAGAAAAGACCCCTTATGGGGGTACCTAAATGCCTTTTGCGCTTGTCTACGGGGCTCCTAGGGGCCAATGGCGAGGTTTTAAACCTATTGTCTACGGGTAGAAACCACTGGTGCAGGCAGTATAAATGATACCGTAGTTGCGGCGACTAGTACACGCCTTGCCCCTACTGAAATAGCCGAACCAGTCGGTACGTAGTTGTCGAAGCCTCCTTCAAAAACATTAATCTCTTCTTCAAAGGCTTCACGCACTTCTTCAGGTGCATCTTGCACTGCCGCAACAATTGCTTCTGCTTGCTCTTCCGTAAGTTCGTCTGTGTCAACAGTCGCAAAGATCTCAGCAGCCTGTTCAGCGGTTACGTTTTGAATAACTGCTGGACTAGTTGCCAACTCGGTAGCCTGCTCAGTTGTAATGTCTGCTTCAAGAACTGCTGCAATGATTTCTTGAACTTGCTCCTCTGTAACGTCGCCAGACTCTAAGATGTCAAGCACTTCTTCAAGAACCTCATCAGTAATCTTGTCAATAGTTGTAAGTTCCTCAACTACCGCAGCAACCTCCTCAGCCACTTCTTCTTGAGTCATGGGCTTATCAATGCCTTCTGGCATTGGAGGGTCTTCCAGTTGCGTATCGTTTCTTACTTCTGTAGGCTCTGGGTATGTTTCTTCTACTTCAGGTGTTGTCACCTCTGGCTCAGGCGCTATGGTTTGCTCTGGTTCTGGGATGGTTGTTTCTTCTTGAGGCAACTCTTCTGTGGAAGGCGTGGGCTCTTCTGTTGTTGTGGTCTCTGGCACAGTGGTCTCAGGGACGGGCGGTGGTGCCACTTCTTCTATGGTTGTTGTCGTCGTGCCTGTTGGTGGCGACGGGGGTTGCGTAGTTGATGTTGTCGTCGTCGTCTCTACAGGTGGAGTACTCGTGGTTGTCGTGGACTCTGTGGTGGTCGTCTCTTCTACCGTCGTTGTGGTTGCTGGCTCGGTTGTGGAAGTGGTTGTGGAAGAAGAGGAAGTAGTCGTCGTTTCCTGAGTTGTTGTAGTTGACTCTTCTGTAGTCGTTGTTTCAGGAACCGTAGTTGTCGTGGTAGTAGTTGTCGTGGTTGTAGCAGGTACCGCTGGTTCCATTGTGTAAGCAGTGCTTGGAACGATCTCCCAACCGTTACCAATATCCCAATACAAAGCAGTCCACGCTCCTCCGCCATTCTCATAGAACCAGAATGTCAATGGTCGTGATTCGCCTTCAACAAATGCGATAGGGGCAGTTGGGTACCCACCACCGCCTTTGTCACGCCAGTTATTGTCACGGAGTATGCCGTCAATAAACAACTTTGTACCGTCATCTCCCACTGGGTAGAAGACGATGTTTCCAGTGATTGGGGCTGTAATGTACCCCTCATATTTGACAATAAAGTCTTCGTATAGACCAAACGGTGGGTTAGCATCAAAGTTTTGATCGATGACTGAAAAGGTTGTAGTCCCAGCAACTGGGCGACCAGACACGTCAGGCAACGGTGGTGATTGGTTGTACCAATAGTTGTTGTATACCGTTACATCCAAACCATACTGCGTTGTTGCTTTGGCGACAGTCGCTGGTGAAAACCATGCCAACACAGCAACAGGAAGGTATATCCAAAAACCTTTTCTAAGTCTAGGCACGCCCTATTGTAGATTAATTTGCACGATAACGGATGTACACAACACCGCTACCACCGTTTGCACCACGACCACCGTTGTCAAAAGGAATACCTTGTCGACCTGCAGCAGTTCCGCCACCGCCACCTTTATTTGCAGCACCACGACTTGATGAAGGAATAACGTAACCGCCACCAGTTGAACCTACGCCAGCACCTGGTCCACCTCCGCATGTTGCACTTGAAGCGTTTATTGCAGAGTTACCCCAGTCAATGTTCCAAAAACCAGAACCTCCACCACCACCGCCAACACAAGTTGTACCTGCTGCTTGACCCAAAAATGAAGAGATGTCAACACCAGGACCACCGTTTCCTGGAGTAACGTTTCCACCAGCGCTTCCCCCTACACCACCTGCCCCACCGCCTCCACCTGCAACAGAGTTACTATACCCACTCTGATATCCAGATCCTGGTCCGTACCCATTACCAGAAGTTCCATTAACTTTTCCACCATTTGCGGTAATGCCAAGAGCACTGCTTGCACCACCATCACTCATGGTATTTCCGTAATACCACCACCCCTCTTGACCACCACCCGCTGCCCCAACAGTGATGGTGTAGGAACCAGAAGTGACACCAATCTTTGCCCCAGTTACGACGCCACCACCACCGCCACCGACACTCCCAGAAGAACCTCCGCCACCTCCTCCAACAATGACATACTCAAGTTCACCGTTACCAGATTCAGTAATGGTAAAAGTGTCAGTGCCTACAGACGTGAATGCGTGAAGTTTGTAGGAGACTCCATTAGAAGTGATGGTGGAAACCGTTCCACCAGTGGCGGAAACAACACCGCCAGCCGAAGATTGGATTCCTACAATCATTATGCGAAGATATTACCAATAAGCACCCAACTGTTTGCGCCACGCTTTATAACGGTTGCAGCGGCCCACTGTGCCTTGAGTTTGGTCTTGGAGCCCTCAGAACTAACAGTCACGCCAGTATCTCCAGCAACGGTGATTTGACCAGCGCCAGTCTGCAAGATGTCAACTCGATCACCGATTTGGAAGGCAGCATTTGCGTCGGTGGGAACAGTCACAGTTATTGGTGATCCGCTATTGACTTCGACAACCTTTCCAAGGTCCTCAAGAGTCAAGGTGTATGAGCCAACTTGTGCATTGATTGCAGAGTTGAACCCAACAAGGTTACGAGAAGCGCCGTTTTCAGACAGACGAGAAATCACGAAATCTCTGCTCCAAACAATGAGAACGAAAGGTTTGCACTTGAGGCATAAACAGTGAGGACATCGGTGGTAGCCATAGTGATACCAACGCTGAGAGTCACGGTGTCCTTTGGCATGATGCTTGCATCAAAGATCATGTAATGCTGGTTTGCAAGGGCGGTACCAGTCGGGCGAACAGCCACACGGTACGTAGCAGCCGTGGTTCCACGGTTGCAGACCGAAAGGGTTGATGCCACCACAGACTTACCAGCGCCCACCGTCAGGATGTCGGTGTTCGTAGTTGCCGATGGGGCAGATTGTGCGAGAACTTTGTATGCTTGGGCCACTAGCGCTCCTTAGAGATCCGTAATGTCCTCTATTTTAGCAGCCTGGTAAGGTTCCCAAACAGCCTGTAAAAACCCAATGTACTGGTTTGCTGCCGCCATATAGGCGCTTAGACGTGCTGGAAACATCTGAACGTTAGCCAGCACTGACTCCATAAGTTCGTCGGCACCATCCCGTAGACCAAGCCATATGTTCTTTTTTAACTCTTCGAGCAAATGGGGGTGTTCTTCAAAAGCATCTATTAGCAAATGTGGCTCATGCAGCGAGATATACCTGGAGTCTACTTCTACAAGTGGGCCATTTAAAGTGGTAATTATTTCTGCCATTACCATTTTCCTAACGGACAAGAAGAGCCTTTAAGAGTTGCTTTTACCTTCATAAAGCATCCACACTCTTTACATGTGAAAGTCGGTCTAAACAAGCGTGGGCATTCCTCGCAGATAGCCAGCCTTTGTTTTGGTGTCATTCGTACTTTTTCTTCTTCCACATTTTCCTCAAATACAGCGGTCCATATGATTTTATATATTCCCACGTGCGCTTCTGCAACCCCAGTTCATCAAATTGTTCAGCAATAAACGACTTCCAATTAGCCCTGTAGAACGGGGTCATCTGGTACATTGGAGTTCCTGCTGGAATAAGAACCTCTTTCTTTCCAGTGTCTTTAACAAAAATGGGGATGTTTCCGTGCCAATGGAAAAACTCGTCAGAATCCACGATCCCATACATCCCTTGCCATGGCAGGTCGTATCTGTTCATTACAGGGCTAATGAGGGTACTCCAACCCTTGGGAGTCCTTGGAAGCCAGATCATTTCTGTCAGGAATTCAAATGGATGAAAACCAGCAGGAACTGGGGTATTGCTAGGTGGGTTACGAGCGTCTTTGATCATTGGCGTTTGAATAGGTAAGTTCCAAACGTACGTGGGGTTTCCATCCTTATCTTTGTCAAAAACAAAATGGACGTCAACCCAACTTTCTTGCACATACCCACAAGTCAATGCGTCAATAAACGGCATGCAGTCCTTGACCTCACGGTTAACTTTAAAGCCGTGTTCCAATTCAAGGTTCTTACCAGATGTTGGAAGAACCTTGTACCAATCAGGAAGGTAACTACGGTTTGGTTTTGGATGTGGAATGAGGTGGTGTGTTGCAGCGTCCCTTGCAATCCACTCAATCTTTTGCTGTTTCATGAGGACAGCCTACCAATAAAGATATGTAATGTCTACGATTCTTCTAGAGGTGGGAAATCAGCGGGGTCATCGGCATTGGGGTCGTAAAACAGACCAGTTTCAGCGTTATAAGCCGTACCAGGAGCGCCATACATCTTTGACGGATCGTCACTGTAGGTGCGGACGTACAAGTCAGACGAACCATAACGGTCTGGGTTGTCCACGATGTACTGAAAGTTTTCTACAGCAACGACATGTGTAACGATGCCGTCTTCTACTTTGGCGTAGATTTCGGGAATTGGAAGACCTGGAAACACCATTACTGATACCTGATACAGATCAGACCGTTAGCACCGCTGGTATGACCACCGTTAGAGTCACCACCGCCAGCGCCAGCACCATAGTTAGATGGAGCATTAGAACGACATCCAGCGCCAGTTCCTTGAGCACCACAAGAGTATGAACCACCAGATGAATAAGTATAGGAAGTCCCAGTGAAGTTAATGGATGGACCAGTAGTACAACTTCCCGTAGAGCAGCCAGTGCCGCCATTCCAAAACATAATGTCGTAGGCTTTACTCACTGTTCCAGTGGAAGCAGTAATTCCATTAAAAGTCTTTTGGCTATATGAGTTTGTAATGTATGTATAAGGGGCGGTAATAGTTCCACCATAACTCATTTCACCAGTAAGTGGTCCATTACTACCACTCATTGACTGAACTTTATAGGTGTCATCTCCAGCCAACGAGAAGATGCTGTTTGCGGTTGGGGCACCAACGTCAATGGTGTATGTGCCAAGAATCAGGTTCATTGTGCACTGAATAGGACCGCTACCAGAACCACCAGAGTCACCGTAGGTACGACCGATGAAGTTGAATCCAGAGCCACCACCACCACCTACAAGGAAGATTTCCACCTTCCCAGGCTTGGTGCAAACAAAGGTACTGTCAGCGGTATAGGTGTGCAGGGTGTAATTACTGGCACCGACAGTAATTGAAGACACGGTTCCACCAGTACCAGCGCCCCATGCAACAGCACCAGTGGCTGCTTGGCCCCAGTTTGTAACGCTGGATTGTTGAATGAGTGTACGAGCAGAGTACCTAGACATCTGTTACCTATGCAATTCTGTTGACAAATCCAAAAATCTCAATCTTGTTTGCAGTACCAGCAAAGGCAGTGACGGTAGTCGCCGCAGACCCAGTACCACTGAGGATGAGACCTGGGCAAATGAGGACGAGTCCAGATGGCGTTGCTCCAACAGAAACTTGGATCAAGTCGCTTGTAGTAGTTGCTCCACCAAACTCAACCGTAAGGGTCACAGCAGAAGAATGGATGTTTGCGGCATACAGCCAAACCTCATCCAGCACGCTGGCAGATGTGCCAGTTGCATGGATGGTCGTACCCAACGTAGAAGTTGCGGCAACGGCAATACCACGACCGTTCGTGCTTCCAGAAAGTTTGATCTTGCTAAAGGTTGCCACTGTCTCTCCTAACCAAAGATTTGAGAACTAAGTATAGTTTGATCTGAGTCGTGCATGGATACCCATGAGGTATCGTAGTTGGTGCCTGAGTTCTTATAGAGGACCTGGCCCACGGAGCCTCCAACTGGCACCCCCTGACCATTGGTGCCCTGAAGACCGCCATAAGACAAGTTGGTCCAAGCAGTAACCCCAGTCCCAATTTTGAAGTAATTGGTATCTGACTCAATGCCGATCTCACCATTAGCCAACGTAGGGTTGGCGGCGGTCCAAGCAGCGGCAGTGCCTCGGCGGAGTTGAATCTGTACAGCCATAGAACTCCTATTTTACCTTATTGGGCAATTTCCCAAATAGTGCCAGTAGAAACCATGCGCTCATAGGCATCCTGAGCAGCCCCGTTAAGAGTCCTGTTTAATGCAAGTGTGTAACCACCACCACTAGAACTACGGACTGCTGGAGCAAAGGTTGTTGACGTAGTAGAGGAAGCAGGCATCAAGTACTGAAAAAACCAGTTACTTGGGGTAGAATCTTCGTTCTGGTCATAAAAGCCAGTCATCATGCCAGACCACCTTTGATTACCACTTACGTTGTTATACCCTTCATAAGTTGAAGTGGTAACAAGAGAACCGTCTCTGTGGATCAAAAACACTGTGTCTTGGTGCATTTCTCCGTTAATCATCCATTGCATCAACAGAAGACTGTTTGCGTATTTTGGAGTGATTGTCAAGTTAAGAGCGGTGACAGTCGTACCGTTACCGCTGTTATTTGCAGCGTAAGTTGTTTGAGTATCGGTTCTGATGTACTTAACTTGAACAATGGAGTCTGGGGGGTAGGTCATATTGCGCCAAGCAGAACCAGTCCACATGTGCATGGCATTGGTATCGGTATAGAGCGCCACCTGACCAGTGAATGGTGATGGGATAGCAGTGCCCACCAATGCAGAAGTAGTTACTGTAATGCCCGATAGTGCTGACGCCATCTTTCCTTGAGTTACTGCATTATCTGCAAGATCAGCCGTAACAACGGCACCAGCAGCAATCTTTGCCGTCGTAACAGCACTATCAGCAATCTTTGCGGTTGTTACCGACCCATCAGGGGGCGTGCTGACAGAGTGTGTGGTGGCGTTCTCTAGGAACTGAAGTTCAAACTCAAGAGGGTCCATTACTCAGGCAGCGTCAAACTATCCCACTGTTGTTCTGCTTCGTTCCACTCCCACAGCCCCTCGGCAGGGCGAGCAACTGGGGCTTCCCAGTCAGTCGTGGTCTCATTGAGCGTCCACGATGGAAACGGCTTAGGAGCGATGAAAGCGTCACGAGCAGAATCGTAGGTGTAGCCGATGCCTGCGTAACGGGCACGCATGTTCCCGTTGTACGAGGTTTGCTTCCACGTTCCGCCCAACAGGTTGCGGCAGAACTCTGCGCCCACAGCCTCAGACTCATTACCGTCTGCATCCTTACAATCGTCGTTGGACACGACGATCACACGAAGGACGATGTTGTCTTCACCAAGTTCAGCAAAATGTGCCATTGTTTCTCCTATAGTTTACGCTATAACTAGCGATCCACTGCTATTAAATGTATGTACAGTATATGACCCTGAGGTTGTCTTAGTACCCCCAGTAATAGACATTCCTGTGGTTGCTGAGGTTAGGTAGCGAATAATTACAACACCAGAACCGCCAGCACCAGATATTGGTGCAGTAACGCTACCATTTGCTCCACCGCCACCAGAGCCAGTATTTGTAGTTCCGTTATTTACTCCACCAGCGCCACCTCCGCCAGCACCCCCAGCGCCAGCAGCACCACCGACGTGACCGCCACCGCCACCACCAGCACGGGTTACAGACGTTCCTGTAATAGATGAGGCACGACCAGCGCCACCAACACCACCTGTGGTGCCAACATTATTACCACCCACTGCTGCGGCACCGCCTCCACCACCGCCGTTTCTCCAAGAGGCTTGGTCGGTGCTTCCAGTACCACCTGCATAACCTTGGTTCGCTGTACCCGACCCAGCAGCATAACTAGTTCCACTAGCAGTTGAACCACCGCCACCCGATCCACCAGAGATACCAGGACCAGTTGATGCATTATCGCCGTCACCACCGCCACCACCACCAAGTGATGTGATGCTATTAAACACTGAGTCTGTACCATTACCACCACGGTCGTTAGCATTTACTGCCGCTGTACCACCTCCTCCCACGGTAACTGTATACGTATTTGGTGCAGTTAAAGTCATTGCTGCTTCAGCAGCAGAACCTCCACCAGATGTTTCTCCAACTACGTTGGTACGATAGCCACCAGCACCCCCACCACCGCCACCGTTGTGTGAACCTCCTCCGCCACCACCAGCAATGATCAAGTACTCAACACCAAAGGTCACTGCGTGTAGGGTTCCATTTGACCAACCAAAAGACGTATAGACCTTCATCAAATTTGTATCTGTTTCAAAAATGGTTTGCCCAACATACGGAGAGGCAGGGCGTGTAGTGCTAGTGCACACACCTGGCTTCAATGAGCCAATACCGTAGCCCTCAGTAAAAGGCATTACGAAACCTGCTTCTCCCAGCCCACTGCGGTGACGTTCACCTTAGATGCAGTATCGGACAAACCTTGTAATGTTTCCCCTGGGTTCAACACGATGGCGGTATCCCAAACCATGAGATCGTTTGCGCCGATAGGGAGAGCCGACATAATGCGGTTAGCGGCAGTAGCCGCCGAGCCAATAGCAAGCGTTACCGTGCGATCAACCGTGTCGGTGTTGGCAATGATGATCTGCTTGATGATGTCGGCGTAACCAGCAGCAGCCGTAACAATGGTCGTCGTGGTCGTGCCAAGTTGGGTTGGGCCACCAAGACGGGACTCTGTTCTATCTCCAATAGCCATTTACGCTCCAATCGCCATAGTCATTATCGCACCCTCAGTGGTTGTGGACAAGCCTCCAGAAGGCGGAATAGCAGCCCACTTTACTCCATAGGTTGCCGATGAGTCTGCGGTCAATACATAGTTGTTGGCACCTACAGTCAACTTCGCCGCAGTATTGTC